TGCCTCTAAAACCACTGAGGCCCCACTTAAGAAGTTTAAGGAGTGACGGAAGGGAGCCAGGATCCATCTGAAGAAGAGGAGCAGCGGACTGCATAAATAGAGCCAGCGCATTAATGTACTCCGTGCGGTCTTGCTTCATCTGAGCATAGTCCGCAATCGCGAGTGTTTCAGGGCGAACCGTAATTCGCCAACGCGCGTTATCGGAGTCTTTTATTAACTGAATGGCCTGTTCAACCAACTGCTGATCTTGTCCATCAACCGTTGAAAGAATGTTACTCTGTTTGACGACAGTTTCGGGCTGATAGTGACGTGAGATGATCTCCACCTTGAGTCCTTGGATATCGCCCACCCACCGAGCAAACTCATTTTGAAGCGCTTCAATCCGAATGGAGCCATAGCTGGCCTCCAGTTGATCCCGAGTAGCACTTGTGCGAGCACTACTTATCGCAGCACCTCGCATAATATCATTCATCCCCGTGACTTGATATAGTTGTTGTATCTTTTCACCCTGCTTCGTGGTGAGGATTTCAATAGCATTGACAACTGCTTCAATGGGAACCCAATCAATGACTCCTTTGAGTCCGCCCTTTTCAGCGAATTGCGCCCAGTTATCAACCGGGATGAGGTCATTCTCAATACCCTCAGTGAAGATGCGCTTAACCCCTTCCTGAGATTTATCGTAAATACCGACGAGTTTGCAAGCATCGGTAAGAAGTGAAATTCTAGTTTGCAGTTTGTCAATCTCACGATACAAATCCTTCGCTATAGAATAGTCACTCCTCGGCATGTATTTAGACGTCGTGGCATTGGCGATAAACGGAGGCGGGTCAGGCCAAAACCCCTTCAGTTGGAGAGGATCATCTTGCTTGTCTAAAGTTTCTTCAAATCCTTCTGTCCACCAAGTGACACATTTATCTTTCTTATCCCAAATTTCCCAAACTTCAACCTGAGGGTCAACCGTACTTTCTTTATCTCCGCGACTTCTCATCACGGGACCCTTATTTTTGAAGTCAATCTTCTTAGGGTCTATGTCTGGGAATCTTTCTTTGAATTCGTCCTTATCTAACCACGCTCGGTACGCTTTCCAACGAATTTCTGGGTGCGTACGAGCGGCTGACCAGAGAATATCGCTCCAATGAGTGTAAACGACGTCGACCCACTCTGTATCAAGTTCTTCTACGACAACAGCAGGAGCGATTTCTTCTCCTGTATCAGGCTGAATAATAGCCTCAAGATTTGTCTTTTTTGAACTGAACTGATATTGAACTCTAGCTGTCCCCAGCCCAGGGAGCAAACGATCTTGAAGTCCATTTCGGAAGACGGCTGCTATGTCCTCACCAGCTTCTTCTATGTCAGTATTAAGTATGCGAGTAAGCATAAGACCAGCAACCCGCGCAACGTTATCATCCGCGTCAGCAAAACGACGAGCAACCTCCACTTTCGGCACCTTACCGTAGAGCATACACATGAGGGTAGTCGTATTTGCATGGAAAAGATTCAGACGAGTGCTTACATCGCCCCATTCATCTTGTTCAGAAGTACGACTATCTAAAAACTTTTCTATTACTTTCTTAGACTCTTTTTGCCATTTTGCGAAATCTTTCTTAGCCGCAAGCATTTCAACAGACCACCGCTTCCACTGATCAGCAGGAGTATCTTTATATTCTCTGCCACCAGCATCTTCAGTCATAACGGCTTCTCCTGCGCAGACGTTTCTCTCGCTCGTCGAAAAGTAGTGCCAAACGCATATGATCGTTCGGTAAAATCACTTTCTTTTCTTCCGAATCCGAAATACTAATTTCTTTGGCCACAAGACATAGATAACGAAAAGCATCGGCCCCATGACTGGACCAATCATGCTGTGGGTGGTCAGAAAAGACCTTACGTTCATCATCGTAAGCTCGTCTATATGCACGTAAGGCCTCTACTCCAATTTCTGTCTTGTTACTAAAGAAGCAAGTAGGAAGTACCTTTCTAACGGCGTTTATACCGTCCTGAATATCAAGTTTAGGAGCAATACGAATAGGAAACTCCGCCTGAAGAAACTGCTCAACTGTGCTCCTGCCCGTCTGTAAACTTTTAGCTCTAGCATCATGTGGGAGCCAGATCGTCTTATATCTGTAGTTCTTTGACTCCAAAATGTCAAAGTAATACCTAAGAGGCTTACCGTCCGCTTCCAGGTAGTCAATGAGGGCAGTGCCTCCTGGTCTACGTTGATAGAACCACACAGCCGTTGAGTCGGTATACCCCAAATCGAAGACGGCATCCACTGACTGGTCGGGTTCGTGTTGAATATCAGCGTAAATCTGCCCTTTTTCCTCCAACTGACTGATAAGTTTCGCGTAGTAAGTTCCCTTGACGGCCGCATTGGGATCACAGAGGTATTCTTGACGATATTGCTCGTCATCCATCTCCGCCCGCTGAAGTCGTAGTTCTTCATCAGATAAAATGCCAGATTGATCAGCCCTAAGCAGCAGATTAAACCAAGTTGTTCTATAATACTCAGCATCTTTCTGTTCGCCTTCCCGTAGGTCTAATCCTTGGCTTCTCCGATAAATTCCATAGAAGTGATTCTTCCCCTTGAAAGTTCCAATGAAAACCGCCCAACCTTTCCGGTCCGCCAATGTCGGCAGAAGGACCGTCCCCCAGACGCTTGGAGACATGTCGCCATACTCGTCAAGAACGACTCCATCAAAGTATTGACCTCGGAAGGCGTCAGGGTTATCAGCGCCGTAGATAGAGATTTCTGCGGCGTTGTGCTTAAATTGAACGGTAAGTTCTGATTCACTCGGTTTTTTCGCCTCTAAGCCTTTCGTATATTCTTTAAGGTACTCCCAAGCAACCTTCTTAGCCTGTTTAAGTAGAGGTCCGACGTAAGCGTATCTTGGCCGCTTCTTCCGCGAATATATAGCCCTCGTAACCAACTCGTTGATGGACGCGACTGTCTTTCCAGCTCGCCGATGAGCCACCATGCAAGCAAAACGTTGCGATCTTTCATGGAAGGGTATAAATTGCTTCCGCGGGACGTAGTCAACACGGATTTCACCGTCTTCAGAGAGCTGCATCAAGGAACGCCACCTTCGCCTCAACAGCCCCCCGAATTTTCAACAAATTTTCAGCTATTTTCGCGTGTTTTTCGGGTTCGTGCAGCTTCAACCACTGAATTTGTCGTACTCGTTCGTCCAAGTACGCCGTGCAGTGCCAACAATCAAGACTTTTATCCGAAAATTCATAAAAAGCTGGAAGATTCACTCCCTGTTGAACTAAAAACTTATCAACTTGTAGATCACTCCAGTCTTCTAACGGAAAGATATACTCAATTCCGCCAATAGTCATGCCAGATTCAACAGGCGACGTGTACTTCTCTTCTTTTCGCTGCCCTCGATAGATTCTTTCTGGTTTTAGTTCCATCATCTTATCCCACATTGGCCCCCAAATATTCATACCACAACAATTCATCCATGATTGTATCGTTACGTCGTCCTATCCTCGTGCAATTTGACCCTGTAAGGAATTCGTAATCGGCACAATGTCCGATGGGATGCCAAAAGCTTCATTTTGACCTAAAACATCACCTGTGATTTCAAGAAAATGCGGAACTAATTTCTTTATTTCTTCCATCTGCTCCACGGTCTGGGGCCATGGAGCGCCCGCATTCATCCAAACAACAGTTAAGTCATTCCACTGCTCTTTGAGCAGATAAAGACAGGCTAGAGAGTCCCTGCCCCCACTAAACTGCAGAACGTCCACGAAGTGCGTGAGCCAGATTAAACTGCCTCATCAGACTCATCGCCATCGCCATCCTCGGATTCATCCTCGGAGGTCTCCCCTGGGCCATCCTGTTCGTCATGAACCTCTGCGTCGGAGGTCGGGGCACTGCTTCCGCTGGATCCGGTGGTTTCATCATCCCCAACATCGGCCGCCTCCTCAGTCACTTCCGGTTCGTCGTACTCCACTGGTGTGCTGCTCCCCGGATGAACTATCGTTCGTTTCGGCATCAGTGTACTCCCCATCCAATGGACTACGCGGCAGCGCGGGCCGTATAATATGTGTGAGTTGTCCCATCACTTCTAATTGCGAAGATGCTGGGATGGTCTTACCCCACAGCTTAAAGAATTCGGTGGGGTTCACGTGAGCCCAGATTGCTAGACGTGGAACCCCACCGATTAGCTGAAATGCTTCGTCAATCGCTTCCAACACCCGCCGCCGGGAGAACTGACGTTGGGGTAGCCTAGTGAGTGACTTACCAGATTCAGCTAATTCTGCGAATGTCTCCCCCATCTTACCGAACCCGTCGTCGTCAATAAATTGTTTGAGTGCAGGATCTGTCGGTATGATTTCCATGGACTCGGAGTATACCACAATCAGCATGGCATCGGCAACTGTCACACCTTATACTATAGGGGCTGGCACAGCACTGGATTGAACCGCAACCCATGACACCGCAGCGAACTCCCCAAACAATAGACGGCCCGCTCCACGGGCGGGCGGTTCCTCCGTATGGCGGTGACGGAGGCCGGGTAATAGACACCGCCTTTCTTTTCATTAACCAAGGAGAGTAAGAAGTGGGAACTCAAGCAACCACACGCCAAGAGCGTGAAGCCGTCCGTACCAGCGGGAAGGTAGACCCCGATGCGTTTAAGGCAGAACCTGCAGACCAGCAGGAAAGCGATACGCTAGGTATCGTGGAACTGGCCGCGATCTACATCGCCAACGGGGGCACGGACCGGAGAGCACAGAAGGTGTTCAAGGCTGGACAAAAAGCCGGGCACATTGACTCGACTGGGAACTACGTCGGCCCGCAGGCGCGGGAGAACAGTGAACCCAGTGACCTGGACAACGCACTAGCCGGAAGCACGCCACTGAATGTGGCGGAACTGATGGACCTGTGCGGTGAATCGGAGGATGACGACTGATCCTGCGGGGGGCGCTCCTGGCCCCCCGTTTTCCTTAACAACCATGGAGCCGCCATGAAAGATAAACCCTGCATCATTGAACATTGTCCAAACATGGGGCGAGTGCGCAGCCCCCTCTGTTCAGCTTGCGCACACAACTTCAATTACTGGGAAAGAAAGGGGGCCGTGGCGATTATCGCCAGACAAAACACGCTTGAAAAATGGCAAGATAGGATGATGTACCTTGAAAACCGAGACAAGGAATACAGAAATGTTGCGAGATCAATCAGTAACCGCAGAAAAGCCGGAGTCAAAGCCTACGCCGAAGCCTACTAAGCAGATCCGTAGGCAGTTCACAGAAAAGCAAAAAGCGAAAGTCATAGCTTACGCAAAAGAGCATGGAGTCGCCAATGCGGGTAGGCACTTTGACATCACCACTGGCGTTGTGAGTAGGTGGGTCCAAGAAATAAAAGGAAGGGCAACGGCCCCCAGATACACCGAGGCCTTCAAGGCCAAAGTGGTCGCGTATGCGCGCGAGCATGGAGCGGTGAAGGCAGCAGAAAAGTATGGTCCTCACAACAGCGCCATCTACGCTTGGCTGCAGAAAGACCGAAAACCGGCACCCTACACCAAGAATGTGGAGCAGAAGCGCGTTCCGGGACCACTTTACCTACTCGCGCGCAAGCTGGCGGGAGAGGTGAAGCTTAGGCTCCAAGCCACAGGTGAGTTGGACAATTTGGTGATTTACGCCGACATGCTGGTAAAGGAGATATTGAAATGACCCGTGAAGAGTTTGAAAAGACATTTATAGCTGTTCTGGGGGAAGCCGTAAAGGCTGGCTTTCTTCATCGAATGGTGTTCATGGCGGACACAGCTGAACATCACGTGATGCTGACCAACATGGGTCAGAAATCAACCCTACACTTCTTACTACACATGGCTCAGCACGCAGTGGATGGAAGAGGTGACAACGTGGTTGCCTACAACCTTGTCACGGGCGAACGCCACTTCGGTGAAGACGCTGAAGAAGTCTTTGCCGCAGGCATAGCTGCTTCAAAGAAGGGCAACGGCCGCAGAAAGAAAGCCCACTAGGGAGGGCACCATGACTGTTGAAGTTAACGACGCCATCATTGGCATTTGGCTCGTAATTTCCAAAGATGGCCCGTGGGTACTGACACTTGAACGCGCAGAAGATGGCAAGGTGTTTCTCAGGGACTACATGAAGGGGAGGTTGCGTGAACGGAAGGAAGTCAGAGACGTGGACCTACCTGAGATTCTTAAGGGAGTGCGACGGGCCGTCCGTAAGGTTATGGAAGAAACCGAAAGCGACAAGGGATGGGAGGCTATACGCGGCGCGCGCACGATGGAAGAATATATGGAAGTCTTGCGCCGCCTTCCTGCGTTCAAGGAAAAGGTAAGTGAAGGTTCCAAGAATTAGTTGGGTTCTGTTTGTTTGCTCAGTTGTGAATGGGTACTTCGTAGGCTTCTGGCTGATATACGAAACAGACTACAAACCCGAAGGATTTCGTATTCTTGCCATACTTGTAAATTCATGGGCTACGTGGTATTCGTTTAGAAATTTCTGGCGTTACAGGCAGATTGAACAACACTTAGAATCACTAAGGAGATTGTAATGACAAGAGAAGAAAGAATGATGAGACTTCTGTTAGAAACTAGACTTTTCCTCGGAACCATACATTCATGGTACGTAGAACGAGTACAGGAAGGTCGTGCTCAACAGTACATAGTCCAGCGCATGGAAGAAAGACTTGAAAGATTTGACAAAGAGATGAAAGTGATCGAGAAACCCCCAGTGGCCTATATCGGCCGATAAGGAGACGATGATGGAGATGGTATCACAAGACATTGGTGACACTCGGCTCATGGCGTTAGCAGACGTCTTAGATCGGACAGATCACTATAATCAACTCGATGGTAACCTCTGCGCCTACGGTCACTACCGTCGCTATATAAGCGATTTCATTAGCCTCCAGAACGAACTTCACCTAACCAACAACGAACTGGTAGAAATCTTCGCCAGCAACGGTTGCGGTGATGCAAGGCGGGATGGAAAGAAGGCAGCTCGGTATATCCGTGAATTTGTTGCCCGACGCTCGCCCAATCCAGAGTTTCGCGCTGTGCTGGTCGGCCCAATCGCGGAATTGGTGACGTGAAGGACTACCTTCAATCCGAGAACGCCCGGAATAAGCAGCACGCCGAGCTGTATGAGAAACTGATAAAAAAGGCGTTCGGGGATTGTCAAGTGATGATCGGTCACCACCTGTCGTTCGAGATGGGTGGTGACCTAAACACTGAGAATGAAATCCCCTCGGCGGACACGCTCATGTTTTGTCACAACGCGATGGGGAAGGTCTTCGGTGACAACGCCGTGATGGTGATGCGAACGCTGGCGACCCTCCCTGCTGAAGAGCGCGATGACATGCTGGCGAAGCTCTATGACCGACACGTAAAGGAGTAACGATGAGAGACGCAATCTTACAAGCCGCTTTCTTTCTCCAGGAGCATCCGGAAAAATTCAATTTCAGCAGCATCCTAGTCCCCTCTAGTACAAATCAAAGAGCCTGTGCTCTGGGATGGATTGGCTACTTCTCAGGTGAACAGTGGAAGCACCGTCCAGTGAGCGAAGTAGCCCACCATCTCTTGGGGATCAATGACTGGGCCTTTTATTTCCGTCTGGACCGGATTGTTAAATGGTTCGGCCTTTGGACATTCAGTGGCAGAGCCTGTTCACGTGCTCTGCGGAAGTACGCTGACAAATACTTCCCTGACCCCACGGGAATGAAAGAATACATGTACGTGTGATGGTGGAAAAAGTTGGGCCGAGATCGTTATCGGCCCTCTTTTTTGAAGGAGGTTGTATGAGAATAGACCCAAATAGAGAATGGCATATGCCGGGAACGGGAATCTATACTCGGGCACGAGGTTCGGATGGTCAGTTCGGGTCATTCGACATCGTCAATCTGGATAAAGAATCCCTTATGGAATGGATGAAGAGCAAAGAACCTGAGTTCCTAAGAAACTTGGTTGCGATGCTCCTTGATCATAAGGTATAGTGTCATATCGTCAGATTTAGAATATTATACATGGGGGTGGAAGCCTCCTCGTCGCGACGTGCATGGTAAGCACTCCCGGGGGGTACTTGCCTAGGCAAGCATCGGCACAGCGACGTGGACATAACGAAACTAACACCTAACACCTTGCGGTGTTAGGTGTTAGGTGTTAGGTGTTAGGTGTTACTTTAGCACCACTACACCAGTGCGCACAAAGTACCGCAGCCACCCGGTTGCCGGTTCGGCAACGCCACTTTTTGGCAGGCTGGGCGGCTTGGCTGTGCAGGCAGCCAAGTAGGCTTGCGCTGGCTGCCCAACGTGCGCCTGTGCCACCGCGTACCACGCTGCCCGCGCGCCCCGGTACTTAATGCCAGCCTTAACGCTGGCAATAATTTGGGGCTGTGCCTTGCCCGTTGCAGTTACATTAACCGGTGCCTGCACCACAGCACCCGGCTTTGTTACCTTAACCATATACCACCTGTTACATGTTGCTTGGCGGTTACCAAGTGCATGCACTATAGCACACTAGCACCATGTTGCAAGGTTTATTTTTGGGGACGATTATGTTAAATGCATGGGCACCATGGTACTTGCCTAGGCTGGCATTGTACCATGCTCGTCTTCTCTCCTCTCTCTGCTCGTCATCGCGATGACAAATGAGTTAAGATCTTGATTCTTGAGCGGAATCTTGAGTCTAGATTCATGAATTCTTGAGTCGGAGGTTGGACTCGTGAGTCCCCACCCCAGCGTGGAGGAAGGGTGGGAATCGTCACTGGGAAGGGTCAAGGGGTCGATTACAGACTTTGTAACGCTATGTAACGCTCACTTTGTTACCCCACTATAAAATACATACTTCATATCTATTCCTATATGCATGTATGTATTCTAAGTGTTACAGTGTTACAGATTCCATAACCCCCTGTTTATATTAGTCGTAACACTGTAACACTTCCTTTCCATCTCAGTGTTACATTGGTTACAGACTCTCCTATCCCCTAGCTCCTCCAACATTGGCATGGTAATATAACACTGGTGGTACAACATAGGAATCTAACATGCGGACTCTTAAAATAGGTGATTCTATACAAGTGCAGGCCAGTGAAATCCTGGGCACACCTGCCGTGGCCGCAGGCATTGTTGAAATCCTGTACCCCCCAGGACATCACTACTACAAGGATGGTCTGTACCTAGTGGTGTGTGCTGATGATCCAGTCGGCCAGCAGCCCGGTACCACAGTGGATTCGCAAGGGCGTGTCTTCTGTGGCCCACCCCTCCATGGCTATTTGGTGATGTTCCCATAACAAGGCGCCATAACATGAAAATCAAGGTAACATTTAAGGATCCTGACTTCCACGTGCAAACCGATTTTGCACACCACCCCGCGAGTGATCTGGGTGGGCTAATAGATCAATTCGTTAAGTGGGGCGAATACCTAACAATAGAAATAGACGTTACGAGCCGCACCGCGCGCGTGGTGCCCACACAGGAAATCACAACATGAACACGCAGCCAGAACACCCTGCTGTGAAGGCCCATTGGGATTTCGTGGGTAAGCTGGATTTAGAGTATAACGATTCCAACGTGCCAAATCACGAACAGCTTATACCGTACCTCAGCCAGCTACCACGCGATGCGACGTACAAGCTGGTAGATACCGAAGCGGAAAACGTGCCGTTGGATTACGGTGATAATCTGGAGCGCATTGGTCTTGATATCATGTGGCACGATAATCACGGAAATTACGGTGGTTGCCAGATGATCGTAGCCCCCGGTGGTCGGGTAGGACTTATGATCTATGTAAACGGCTGTCCACTCGCCAGTGCGCCCACCTACTACGTCATGCAAGAGTAACGCAGTTAAAAAGAAGGGCTAATTACTCAGCCCTCCTTTTTGGCTTTACGCCTCGCTTGCCACGCCGGTTCGTTCAAAGAACCTCAGCCAGCCCGCAGGCTTTTCAGCCTTCCCACTCTTGGGTAGGCTAGGAGGTTTCTTGGCGGTGGCCTCAAGGAATGAGTCCACGCTCTTTCCATCGTGCTGCTGCAGAACAGCATACCACGCCTCCCGAGCACCACGGTATTTCATACCGGCCTTGACTTTGAGGAGTTTCACCTTCTCCGGTCCAGCTTCTTTCGCCACCGTTTTGACTCCCTTACCACGTTTCACTTCGGCTTTCATATAAGCCCCTTCGGTTTTACAGGCTCTGATGAGAGCCTCTGATTTCGCAGCAACATTACTGCTTATGACTACCTTACCATGGACTTTGTCAAGATGCCACACATGATTAATCAAGATTGTAATTGTCTAATAACTGCTTTAGAGCCAAGACAATCGCAATAGGGCAATCCTTTCCCGCGCACCAAGAGCGAAATTCACGCTCTCCTACCTCCAATGCACGCGAGGCCTGACGCTGACTCCATTTCAGCTGAGCCAGTAATTCACGGAGTTCATTAGCTCGATTTGTCACGGGCGAAACTGTGGGTAACGACGGAAGAATTCCCAAAAGTCTGAAAGCTGTAGCTTCATCTTTCCACCTTGTCACATTCGCGCTGGGCTTCTTCCACCACAGGCTGAAGAGTATGCGCATATTCAGTCGTCACCGTGAGGACAGTCATGCGCTTCCCCTTAGTTACTTCGTATTCAAACCCAGCTTTATCCAAGTGACGCTTGAATATCTCAAGCTTCCACGGATCAATCACCACCCCGGCTTTCATTCCTCCCCCAGCAGCCTTGGGAGGTCATAATTCAGCCAGCCCTCGATCTCGTCTTGAATGTGCTGGGCAAGAGGTTGAACAATCTCGTCTGGTGGTTCTCTCTTGGCAAAATGATCGTCGTCACTGATGAACGACTTGGCGAGATCAAAACACTTTGAATCGTAGCTGTATGGCTTAGTCATGTGCCTTGTGCCTCCTCTATTGAAGCTCCTGCGTCGTTGAGGGACTGCATCGCGTTGTCCATCGCCTGCACAGCCGCCTCAGCATTCTGCCCTTGCTCGCTCTGCTGTAGGCCCTCGGATAGATTATCAAAGGCCTCTTGTTCTTCCTCCTTCACAGCGTCTAAGTCTGCGCTGGCTGCTTCGATCTTAGATAAGATTTCAGACAGCTTCTTTCGTCGTGCTGCATTCATATCATCTCCTCCTTTACCTTAATCATGATGTGCCCATCGTCGATATGCACATCGTCGATGACGTACAAGAAAGACTCCAGCCCTTGCACGAGTTTAACTAAGATTTGATCTGAAGCTTTGGGGTTGAGGTTTTGTAAGGCCAAGATCAATTGGTTCTTAGTCATTAAATTTCTCTCGCGGTTGAGCATCTAACCACTCTTGGAATTCATCAATCCAGTTTGTAAATTCTTCGTGATCAAATTCCTGTTCTTTTACGAATTCGTCCACTAAAGCGTGGAGTTTTAGAGCTGCCTGTTGCTGAGTCATTTGATTTTCCTTAGTAAGTCCCTCAATTCTTCCAAATCAGGCCGTGGTTCGCTGGTGTACCCGATTATCACCTTCCCATTCCGGTACACCTTTTGTCGGAAAAATCCCTTCTTGCGCAGTTCCTCAGCAATCACGCGCGTAGCGCCCGCGTGGCGAGGTGACACATTGAGCTTGTGATGCGCAATGTATTCTGTCATGGTAAAGGGTTCGGCCAGTGGGGGTTTCGCGCTCATATGTGATGTCTCGCTAGTATTTCTAGCACCTTAATGAAGACCCAAATGCTCACGCATCCCCAGAAAACTTCGCCAAACCAGCTAAGATTCTTATCGTCTCGATCGTAATTACTCATGTGTGCAGTTCCTGTAGTCTTTCAAATAGTTCCAAGACCCCATTGCATTTCTGCAATATGTCTAGGTCTTGGTGGGTCATGTTTGGTTCCTCGTCTACATACTCTTCAAACTCACCCAGCAGGCTGAAGAGAAGCTGCTTGGCTGCTTCATTCATTTTCTTAACTCCCATTCTCGCCACGCTTGTTCGTGTGCTTGTTTTTCTATGGCGTAATCTAACTGGGCACTAGTCAGGCCGAATCGACCTGCCACAGCCTCCAGTAGTTTTTCACGTATTTCTTGGTGTATTTCACAACTAGCCGCGTCGCTCCATTCTCCACCATCAAATTGATGGTCTGCCGCAGCTCCTATGTCAAGGTCAGTTGCTATGGGTTCCCATATACGGTGGAAAGCCCGAACAGCCTGCATGGTATTCATATTAGATTGTCCTGTTTCAGCAGGTCGTAAATCGCAGCCTGCGCATCAATGGCGTAAGTTGAACAGCCTAACTCACCAAGACGGTCAGTAGTAAGCGTTTCTTCAATTTGCCTCGCCATAGTTTGTAGTTCTTCTCCTACAATTCGCAGCGTTTTAGCGAATAGCATATCCTTCTGCATTTGGTCTGTTAGCCTTACCATCTTTCCCACCCTCCAGCAGCCCCATGCTGCCCATGTACCCTATGGTACCACGGAACGCCGCACGAGGGCCCCTTATACGTCGTATAGCCACCGAACCAGCACATGCCACGCCAGCGCGCGCACCCGTGGATTTTGGATTAACAGCACGCGGGACATTTTGAAGCCTGTGTTCGTTTTCATGGGTTGGAGCCTCCAAACCCCTTCAGGTCTTCGTGCCGCCATGTGCCGTCTTTCTCCGGCCAGAAACACGCAATCGGTTCGCCCAGCTCTTGCCAGCGCTTAACGAGCTTGACGTGCTTGCAGTCAAATCCGACCCAGCACGTGCAAGACTCATACGTCACTGTATGAAGCGCCGTAGGGCGAACAGTCATGTTGAACTTAGCTACTTCACAACGATGCGGGCCAAGTCGTTTGACATAATATTCTTCACCCCACGCGCGGCTCACAGCCTCACCTCAATGTGGTACGTGAGGAAAGTTACCCCGCGTCGCAGGGTCTGGGCAATGGGCACTCCCCAGCCCACTACTTCCAAATCATCTAGTAGTTCTTGGATTACTTCACCATTCTGGCTGCCAATAGTCAGCAGTACAGTGATGTCATGGGAAGGATCTGTTAGCTTAGATCCCCGCCTTGGGTCAATTCGTGCCATATTCCACCTCATGCTACCTACCTAGCACCATGTTACCACACGGAGTAAGGAGGAACTATAGGTGGAACTTCACACCTTATTATAGGGGCGGCAGCGTGCTAGGGTCGTAGATATACCATCTCCCCACGGCCCCTGTATCTGGATGTCTTGAAGTCTTAGTCGGCTTTATGCATTTCATTTTCTGAAGAATAGCAGAAACTTCTCGAGTTAAATGAGGATTAGAAGCTTGATGCCCCATTTCTAGATGGGCAAGCACTTCAGTCATCTTAAAGAGGGTGGGACCGTTTTCCTTTCCTGGAGTTATTTTATCTGTTTGTTTTCTAGATAAGAATTCTTCAACCTTGTGTTCTAACAAATTAGGAATCACATATTCTTCTGCGTGTTCACTAGCTCCCTCTACTTCCCAGTATTTGCAGGTTCCTGATTGGTATATGGACCAAGCTTCGGCCCATAGTTGATCTCTTCCACCTTCCAGCCGTGCGAAGTCAAGAAGTCGATTAACTTCCACAATGGCGTATCGCCGATATCCAGTGGGATCGTGTTGCAGAAAATCATGCCTATTTCCACACCCGTATAACGTGAATCGTCGTGGAAAAACTTCAACTGACGCACCATACGGGGGTCTAAAGCTATCTTCATTTCTAGTCACCATCGCTTTAAGGTTAGACGACTCTTTACGATTGAATGAATCCAACTCATCAAATCCCACGCATAGGGCAGAATGTAGGAGCATATGAAGATCTTTATCATCGTGTTCCCCATATAGCGTGAGGTTTGCATCCTTGAATAAGATAGATGGCATTGAGGTCTTGCCAGTTCTTTGAGGCCCAACAGTAATGAGCATCCAGTCTATTTTTGTTCCGGGTTTGTCCATTCGGGCACACGCCGATATGAGCCACTTACTTCCGACTTCACGTATGAAGGCAGAGTCTCCCACTCCCCAAAAATCTTGAAGCCAAGTACCAAGTCTAGATTGACCGTCCCATTGTAGGCTTCGTACATATTCAAGGAATGGCGATCTGGCATTTCGCTTCCCCAAGGCTTGAATACACGTGAAGACCGTCCGATGAGTGACTTTGTCGAACCCGAGGTTATGTTGCAGATAGTTAGCGATGTCAACCTCGGTAAGATCAGGCTGAGCAGGGTTTTCGCCCACCATGATTTTATTGTTATCCTGATTTCGCCATATTCTTGGGAATGCACTGTGATTCTCCATTAGCTTCATTATGTTTGAAGTATGTTGATAAACAAGCGGCCTGTCTTTCGCATCAGTCTTAAATGCAAGACCATATCGCTTGATAAGTGCAGCAGGGGATTGAACGAGATCTTTAGCTTCAATGGCTTGAAGTTCCACAAAACGCTCACGTGCAGATTCCCCCCATTGAACAATGAGGTCATCAATCTTGCCTGGAACCGAGAGGATTTTGACTTGGATACCCTCAAGTTCCAAGGCGCGAGCGAAGTTTCCATATGCGGTGGAAATGTCATATCTATATACGTCGCCGTCTGGAACGATTGCGACCCTAGAGATATTTCTTTGAGCCAACAAGCGCCGTATCCAGGGATGGACAGTTCCAGATCCATCGGGATGCCGCCAAAGGAAACAGCCTCCAATCCCAAAGGCGGGGAGATTAAGATACTTGAGAATGGATACCGTCTTTTTCTCTCCTTCGGCACAAATCATCTCCTCACCGTCGAGTAAGAGCGTTAGAGGATGTATATAGGGAACACTAGAAGGGAGGTCGAACTTTGCTAATTGTTCTTTGCTAGGCTGTGAATACCTTGCTTCCCGACTGTATTCGGGCAACTTAAATCTAGTCCTGAACATGATCGGCATGTTCTGGGCGTCGACAATAGGATTCCCTGTTAGATCAAAATAGGGGATATTATATCCAGCTTGAGCTCCTTCCTTCAGCGGAAGGATGCCTGGAGTGAATGCCCAGATATCTTTTTGTTCTAACCCAGATCTAGCTAAATCTTCTTCCAGAAACTTTTGATTTGTACTGTCGTCAACCCTAAAGAATTGTGTTTCGTGCAAGGCCGGGATTTTGAACGGCCGAAAGGAGAGTACCGACATACGACCCCTTGCAATCCGCCTAACAGGCGGGTATGATTGACCGTGTCGGATGCACGACCCCCTTGGCACCGACACATTCAGCGCCGATAGGAAGCTCAATCCTGTCGGCGCTTTCCTTTTGGGGGTAAGCGGGTAGTATGCGCCACGTTATGCTCGTCGTAAATCGCCTGTGGTATCAGAAAGGGTCTAGCAGTAAAATAGTGGGTATGGTGGTGATAGGGAAGAGTCATGAGCACGAAAAAAGAAAAGATCCAGATGTGGGTCGCGTGCATCCTCACGGCCGGCGAATGGGCGATCGCCATAGTTGTTCTTGTGCAACGTGGTGACTTGGTCATGATCTATTTGGCTGTGACTTACCTCATTCGTGAGACGAGCGGTGGAAAGCACTATCACGAAATTGTCGCTGCTGCTATTCATCGGCTCATAGTCAAAGTCTAAGAGTAAAAAGCACTAGCCTCGGCATGGGGCTAGTGCTATCCTACTCCTATTGTTGCGGGCGTCACGATCAGCTTCGATTGATCAGCAAAGCCACGACCCGAGTGACGCAGGGAACTGGACTCAAGCGGTCACGAGAATAAGTGCTAGGGCGAGCAAGCAGACCGTAGCCCTCATTTCTAACTACTACGAGCGGTGATTTATGAGCGAAAACATGCCAGTCCGGTGGGATGAGAAGCTTGCTGAATCTGCAAAGGAAGTCGCCGCATTAGAGCGACCAGCACTCAGTCAGATAAGTCTTCGTGCAGGACAGATGACGTATATGAAGCAAGCTGTTCCTGGGAACAAGCTAACTGTCGTTGTTCTGGCAAGCTGCTTTGAAAACAAATTATTCAAGGGCAAGTTTGATCCCAATAAGTACGAGGCACCTTCATGCTACGCCTTGAGCCTTACTGGGGAAAACATGGCTCCTCACGAAGACGCAAAGGACAAGGAAAGTGAAGTATGCGAGACGTGTGAACAGAACAAGTGGGGATCTGCTGGGGGAGGGTCCAAGGGCAAGGCGTGCAAGCAAGTTCGTCGCCTCGCACTCATCCCAGCAGGAGCTCTCCAAGACGGAAATGTCGCTTCTGCTGAGCTGGCTGTTATGTCCATCCCTGTTACATCAGCACGGAACTGGGCCAATTACGTCAACGCCATTGCCGCTGAGCATCAGCGACCCCCTTGGGGAATGCTTACAGAGATCCGTACAGAGCCCGACGCCAAGACTCAATTCCAAGTGAAATTTGAAGCGAAGGGCATGGTAGCAGAGGACTATCTACCTCAAATCTATAAGCGTGTCGCCCCAGCAGCCCAAACCCTCCTAACTCCATACGACGACAGTGGTGTTGTCGCACAGGCTCCGGATCCTCTGCCAAATCGGAAATACTAATGGACATCATAGTTGTAGACTATGAAACAGAAGCCATTGTAGGAAATCCAGTTGTTAATCCGCCGAAGGCGGTAGGAGTCGCAGTCTGGGCTCCAGGAGAAGAGCCAGCTTATCTAGCTTGGGGGCATCCAAGTGAAAACAACTGCTATTTCGGCGACGCCCACAAATACCTTACTCGGATTGTGGAGAGTGGACTACCTCTGTTATTTCATAATGCTGCGTTTGACATCAGCGTCAACAATAATACCTTCTGTAACGCTCAAATCTCTTGGTTAAATGAAGGATGGAAGCGCATCCATGACACGATGTTCTTACTTTTTCTTGCTGATCCTTACAGCCCCACTCTGTCTCTCAAGCCCAGCGCTGATCGTTATCTTGGCCTCGCAGCCGATGAGCAAACAGCGCTCTATGACTGGATTCTTACCAATGTTTCTGAAGCTACTCGTAAAACCGCCGGAGCTTACATTTGTAGAGCACCTGGCGATTTGGTCGGCCGCTATGCAGTTGGTGACGTGGTTCGTACTCGCGGGTTGTTTGATCTACTTCACGCTAAGATAGTTGAGGAGGGGATGGAAAATGCTTACGATCGTGAGCGTCGTTTACTCCCTATCCTTATGCGCGGGACTCAGCACGGTATCCGTATCGATCGTGACACTTTGGAAAGACATGAGTCGCAGTACACTGAAGCCGTCCGAAGTGCAGATATACGTCTTGCTGATCTTCTTGGGTGCCCTGTTGATCATCTCGAACATGACGAGTCTCTTGCAAACGCCTTGGAAGTGTCAGGAGCCGTAAAAGAATGGATTCTTACTCCTAAGTCTGGTAAGAGGTCGATGGCGAAAGGCAACTTGAACATCGTCATCCCAGAAATAAAAACTCTGATGGAGTATAGAAGTGGCGTTTCTACATGTTTGCAGACCTTTATGCGTCCGTGGCTCAAGTTTAGTGCATCTGATGGACGCGTGCATCCCGGATGGAATCAAGTTCGAACACGAGGGGAGAATGGTGGAGCCGATTCTGGAACACGAACTGGGCGTTTGTCTAGCTCAGGTCCAAATTTCCAAAACGTGCCGACGGAATTTGTTGATTCGTTGGGCCAACCTCTCCCTGTTCCAGAAGGTCTGCTGCCTTTCCCACTTATGCGACGCTATTGCCTCCCAGAACTCGGGCATGTTTGGCTCAAACGTGACTTTAGCTCGCAAGAAATTCGCATTCTTGCTCACTTTGAGGACGGGGGCTTATGTGAGGCATATAGAGCTAACCCATCACTAGATCCTCACCAGATGGCAGCAGACCTCATACTCAACCTCATTGGAATTAAGTATGCCAGAAAAGACGTTAAAATCACAGGATTCAGCATCATCTACGGAACCGGAGCTAACGGACTATCTATACAGCTTGGAACTTCAAGAGAGGATGCTTTTGTTATCAAAGAAGCCTATCTTAATGCTATGCCCGGAGTGCGGGCCGTCATGCAAGACGTTCAACGTAGAGGCAAGACTGGGCAACCAATCCGTACGTGGGGCGGACGGCTCTATTACGTTGAGGCTCCTAAAGAGATTGACGGACAACTACGAGATTTCGCTTATAAGCTGCTCAACTATCTCATCCAAGGAAGCGCGGCTGACCAAACTAAAGAATCCCTTAACGATTGGAGTGAGACTCGCGGATGGGATCATGTCTTTCTTGCTACCGTTCACGACGAAATCAACATCAGCGCCCCTAAAGAAGACTGGATTGCCGCCATGGAAAGACTTACGATAGCTATGAATGCTGAGAGATTTGATGTTCCCATGCTCAGTGAAGGTTACATAGGTGAAAACTGGCAAGACATAGACAAGGAAGAAAATTATGTTGCGAATCAAAGTGTTGCAGCCTGAAGAATGTGCGCCTGGAGGATACTATCTTGTCGTTGCTCTAACGAGGTCTCCGGAAGAAATAGAAGAACGAAAAAGACACGATAAGCCGGGGGTTCTTCAGAGCAACGCCAACGGAGAATGGGAGGATATTCCAATTGTCATGGTCTTTGAGTAGTCTAGGAACTTGGGAGCAGTGCGGCCTCAAGTACAAACTGAAGTACGTAGACAAGATATCGGACAGGCCGAGCGAAGCGGCTGCCCGAGGCACGGACAATCATGCCCTTATAGAAGCTTATTTGAAGGGCGAAGTCGCCATTTTGCCCTCAGTCCTGAGTTTTTATCAATCTTTTCTCTCTGGCTTGAAGTTATATCCGGTCTTTCCAGAGCATCGTATTGCCCTAGACAAGAATTGGAGTCTAGTGGATTGGAAAGACGGATGGTTCCGATGTGTTCTGGACTTAAAGCTTATAGACGGAACTGGAGCGGTAGTATACGACTGGAAAACAGGGAAGATGTATGACGACCATTACGATCAAAAAGAGCTCTACGCTCTTGCCGTACTCAGTGAAAATCCGGAAATCACACGTGTCAGATCCGTCCATGTGTATCTTGATCTTAACAAACACACCGAACGAACGTATGAACGATCTGATCTTATCAGTCGTCGTCAAGGATGGGAAAATCGTGTCAGCAAAATGGAGGCCGATAAAGAATATATTCCCAACCCTTCTTGGAAGTGTCGCTTCTGCTCGTTCAGTAAATTCAAAGGCGGCCCTTGCCAGTTTTAAGGAAAAATATGTCAATTCTAGAACGGGAAATAGAAGGAAAAGTCGTAACATGGGCACGGAAGCACGGCTTTTTGACGACGAAGGTTAAGTTCGTTGAAGTTGGCTATCCAGATCGTCTGTTTATTTCTCCTTTCGGCCACACTATATTCATAGAATTCAAGGTGCTCGGTGGAAAACCAGATCGTATCCAAGCCCACAGAATTAGTGAGCTCCGAACCAGACACATCCCAGCTTTCTGCTGTGACACAGAACTCGACGCCCTCAATATCCTCAAAGCAGCTTTGGAACCCCCATCCTTACCAGGAGAGAGCGATCCGGCTGATGTTGTCCCAATCCGCAGTGGGCCTCTTTCTAGACCCCGGCCTAGGGAAATCCTCCGTGGTACTAGCTTCGTTAAAACTACTCCTAGCGAAGGGATTAGTCCACCGGGCATTGATCGTAGCCCCGTTAAGAGTGATGATGAAGACTTGGCCGGACGAGATCAGCAAGTGGGAGGATTTTCAACACCTAACGTGGACGATCTTACACGGCGGGAAGAAATCGTTAGCGGTTCAGGAGAAGGTGGACATACACCTGATAAATCCGGAGGGGATTGAATGGCTCTCAAAGAGCGGACACATGGACCAGTACGACGTACTGGTCATAGACGAAAGCAGCAAGTTCAAAGACGGGCAAACGAAGCGATTCAAATCGTTGAAGCCTTGGATTCCGCAATTCAAGAGGCGATGGATATTGACTGGAACTCCCGTCCCCAACGGCCTAATGGACCTCTTTGGGCAGATTTATATCTTGGACTTAGGACGAGCACTGGGTCGGTTTATTACGCACTACCGACGAAATTATTTCATTCAATCAGGCTTTGGAGGCTACACATGGAGTCCTCAACCGAACGCCTTCCAGAGAATTACAGAACAAATCGCGCCCCTAGTACTCCAGCTCTCGTCAGCGGACTACCTAGAAATGCCAGAACTAATAAACACGAACGTTATAGTGGATTTACCACCGACTGCCTTAAAGATCTACAAGGACGTGGAAAACGAATTCATAAGTGAGCTTGAAGATGGACCAATCGTAGCTGCCAATGCAGCCGTCGCGGGTGTAAAATGCAGGCAGATAGCCAACGGGGCAGTCTACGATGAATTCGGTAATTGGAAAGATATCCACTTTGCGAAGCTGGAGGCCCTGGATGATCTCTTGGAGGAGCTCGGAGGTGCTCCTACAATTATACTCTATGAATTTGACCATGACAAGACGAGAATTAAGTCGTTTCTTAAGAGAGACGCCATTCCGGTTCTGGGGAGTGGGCTTGGTGAGAAGAGGCTCTCAGACGTCATTGACAGGTTTAATGCTGGAGATACTCCCATACTCCTCGGACATCCGGCATCAATGGGGCATGGACTTAACCTTCAGGGCGCGTGCCATCACATTATATGGTTCGGAATTCCATGGAATCTTGAGCACTACGTCCAGGCTATTGCTAGAGTATACCGTCAGGGGCAAAAAAGTGATCGTGTATTCGTTTATCACATCGTAGCAAAAGGAACCTTAGACGAACATGTACTAATGACCCTCCAAAAGAAGGATCATACTCAAAATTCTTTACTCCAGGCACTCGCCAGCTATAGGCGTGAGCACCTGGAACGGGCATAATGCAGGCCATGCGCCCACCCAGTAAATCAGAGGCGACCGGGTATGATGTTATTGTCTGGGTGGACGAAGATGGTGACATTGTAGCCCGAGGTTTCAGTAGGCAAGGACACTCAGCCTTGCGAGCATTCGTCAACAAGTACCACGCTGGCGACATAGTACAAATCTACTGCACTCCCGAAGCGTTTATGGATGAACTACCCACAGATTTAGCCGTTGGAGTGCTCAATTCAAGAACAGAGAAGGTAATGCCGTTCAATCCGGCCCACTTGCATTAGCTGATCGGCTATGCTATCATGCAATTGAATTGACAAACCCCCATTTCTGGAGAAAACAATGACTGATGCACATGCGAATTTGACCCCACCGACCAAGAAGATTCCTCCAAAGGCGGCCACGACCGGAAATGGTGGTCCTGTAGGAGCGAAAGAAGCAAAGCCAGCGAAGGATCCTAACGCTCCGAAAAAGCCCCGCGCGGCCCGCGCAGACTATGGCTTCAGCCCGGACAGCACGATTCATATCGTGAAAGATAAGGACAACAAATACCGAGGTCAGCGTCTGGACTGGTTCAACAAGATCGTGGCTTTTGAAGGGAAGAAGGTTTCCGAGTTCATGACCAAGTACGAAAAGGCCCAGACGTCTAAGGGCACGGCTGATCCGCCCCGTGGATGGGTCCGCTTTTTCGTACAGGATGGTACGGTGACGCTCAGTAAGCCTCCGGCGACTCCTGCGGCCACTCCCGCCGCAGCCTGAGGCTTCTTTTGTAGAGCTCCTTCAAGGAGCTCTACGTGTCTTTGAAGTCGACGAGGTATAGAAGATGGAGTATAAAATTGAACATGGGAAAGAAATAACACCGCCAAGACTAACGGAAAATCAAATTGGTCTTAGATCGGCGCTTAGAAAAATGAAACTTAATACTGATTCTATATTTATTCCATTTTCATCATTAGATGGTAAGAAACGAGAAAGTTTTAGAGGTAACATCTATACAAATGCTAGAACTGGAGGTATGAAGGTGGTCATTAGAACACTTAAAATGGGGTTTAGAGTTTGGAGGATACGATAATGGGCCATGCATTTAAGATTCTTGTCATTTTTGAAAACGGAGACCATGAAGTTCTTCATTACACAGAAGAACGTGCGGCTAATGAAGCATATGATGCTCTAAAGGAATTTCCAGCAAAACTCAGTTTTACAAAACTCTACGTACCATTTGAACGATATAGAGTGAGACGAAATGACTAACTGGGATCTTCTTCGTAAGCTAATTATAAGATACGCTGAGGCATCTCGGGCAGATGAAACGCCTCGTTCGAGGTGATCGCCAGTTCCTTGCCCGGAATATCGGGAACATATGGCCAGCCGCCGGTTGCGATCAGGATGCGCTCAGCCGTCACCCGCTCTCCGGTTGACAGCGCAACTGTGTGAGCATCGACCAATGAGGCGCGCGCCTCGTAAATCTTAACCCCGACCTTTTCCATGATCTGGCGATAGATCACGTTCAGGCGCGAAATTTCCGCATCCTTGTTGCGGATCAGGTCGGACCAGGTGAAAACCGCCTCGTCGACCTTCCAGCCATAACCGGCGGCATCTTCGAAGCCATGTCCAAAGCCGGCGGAATAGGCGAGCAGCTTTTTCGGAATGCAGCCGACATTGACGCACGTGCCGCCCA